AGCGTTGACCGCTTCGTTTGTGGCGTTCTCAATGGAGGACTGATCAGTGTTGTCAGCCCAGATATTGCGTTGCTGTGCTTTGTGGGTATAGACCTTGTTGAGCTCGTTCTGTTTTCTCGCGTTCAACGTGCCGGCCAGCAATGATGAGACGTGGTCATTCCCGCTCATCCCTGCATATTTTGCCTGAAGCGCGTCCAGTCTTTCTTGTGCCGCCTCAAACTGGTCGACAGCGCTCTTGCCCTTCTGGTTATAGTAGCCGTCATCAGCTTCCATTATCTCGCGCATTTCAGCGCTGTACTGGTTATCGATATCCTTGGCCGTGAGGACGTTCTCCTCTTTCTGCATTTGCTCTGCACGCGCTGCCAGCTGTTGGCCGCCTTGGAATATCTGGCTGCCGCTGTCCTTGAACTGGAGTGTCGGCGCTCTTAGTGATGAGCGATTCTTTACGGGACTATCGATTGCGACAGTTGGTTCTCTAGTGACTCTGAGGTTCGCCATTTATATCGCTCCGAGTTTCTTGAAGGTGGCATATTGTCCAGCGGTTTTGCCAGCGTTGCCGAGCAAAGTGCCCCAGCCAGCGGACTTGGTTTGGCTTGCGTCGAACTCACCTTTCGACCGGGTGTTTGCCGCGCCTATGCGATAATTATTAGCCTCGGCCCGGAGTCCTCCAGCTTGGTTGTCGGCGTTGTACTTGATGGTTAAGACGTCGAGCGCCGTGCTGGCCTCCTCGTCGAGCAATGAACCGAGCGCGTTATCTTCATCAACGACCACGCCGTTGGCTGCTAACTGTGCCCGGAGCTGACCCTTGCTGAGCTCGCCCTTCGTCGTTCTGATTTTGCCGTCTGCTAGAGCCGTCTGTTCTACCTGAAGCGCCTCGTTTTCGGCGTTGGTTGCGTTGTTCTCAGCGACTCTGGAGTCGAATGCTGCCTGCTGTTTCTGAGCTTTTGCTTGCTGCCGTGACTGAGAGAAGCTGCTTATCCCTCCAAAAACCATCATTGCAAGACTTGCCTCTGCCATTCCGCACATAATTTACTTCCTCATTTCAAACGGGTAAAAAGGTTTACTATAGGGTCCGTAGATAACTGGGCTTTTAATCGTAAAGCCCAGCCATTTCAGCCATCTAATCGATTGTTTGTTCCTAACATCCACATAGTTTCGCAGAGTCGTGTAAGGCTTGGCCGCACTTATCATGGTGGGTTTGCTGAAAGCGACGAATATCTTCCCGTGCTTCTTGAGCTCCTCGGTGCCCAGCATCCATGGACAGCCTTCACCAGTCAGTAGCCCGACCGGGACAATACCCATGAGCGCGACCAGTTTCCCATCAATGACCCCGGCGAGTGGGCTGCGCGTCATTTCATAGGTTTTAAGGAGGTAATTGTAAGGGGTCTGTCGGCTGGCGTACTCCATTTCGTTGAGGTCTCCTGCTCGGATATTATCGAACAGGACGTCAACGTCTTCGAGTGTCGCAGGCCTTACACTAGCCTCCGGCTTCGACATCAGGAAGGATGGCCAGCAACGTGAAAGGGAGCGGGTCGCTCTGCCTAAAACTCAAACGGCCCCGGTTCTGCCATGTCGGCTCGATGACAATCTCAGCCTCTCCAGTAAACAACCGGGTCGGTGCTGCATAGTCTTCGTCCGTTCTCTGTACCAGCTCATTGAGCCTAGTAAGAGAGGGGCCAGCTTTTATGCCTCGTGTGTTTAGGAAGCGGAGCTGAATCCTTGAGACTGTTTTCTTGCGGCCGTAGCCTTCAGGGGTCTCGAGTGTTTCGACATCGGCGTTGTACGGTAAGCCGACATGGATGCGACTAGCACGATAATCCAGTGTGACGCTGCCGCTTGCGACGACTCGCTGAGGATGAACGTCACCATCAGCCAGTATTGCCACGGTCTCACCTTCGAGGTGGTCGAGGCCTGCAACAGTATTAACCGCCTCCCTTACGATGCCGCCCGAGGTGTACGCTGCGAAAGCCGTCCCGTCGATATCGTTGCCATCGAGGTCGGTAATTTCAAAGGCGTTGACCGTGCTATTTGAAACAAGGTAGCGGCCGCCATTGAGCTCGGCCATGCCAGTATCAGCGGCGCCGTCGGCGTCCAGTGTAAAGTCGACATCACTAATATGAACTGTGTCACCATTACTATAGGGGTGACTTGTGACACTAATGACAACCGGGTCCGCTTGTGTGGCGCCCGTTATAATGTAAGGCACGTCATGCGATAGGCCTGAGTCAACAAAAAAAGCATCCTCAATATCAGTCACGCCATGGGTCCCCTCGAACCCGCGCTCGTGCATTCGCTCAATGTAGCGCTTTGTGACGCCGCCAATTGTTCGTTTTACAGCGACATAAACAGCGTCCTTTTTGTTCTCACCCACGGTTGCGACAGACTCGAACAGCCCGTCGGTTTTGTGTCGATGCCATGCAAACACCTCATGCTCGCGGACAAAGGTGAAGCCCAGCATGGAGCCGTCATCACGGACGCACCAGAGGACATTATTCGGCTGATTAGCGTATGACCAATCAACCATTGAGTTATTCACAAATAAATGCCTAGAGAGGATTGAGAGGTCCTGAGCGCGGTATGAGTCAGACTCTAGCGCGTAGCTCATAGAGCGCACCACGTTGCCTTGTCCTTGCACGAACAGAATATCGCCGCCCAAAATAATCGGCTTCAGCGCGGTCGAGCCCCGGTAATCCTGTGGTTTAATCTTAATGTTATCCACTGAGAAAGCCGAGTCCCCGCTCGTAACCAAGTGCTCGGCGCCTGAAGTAAGCACAATCAAGCTATCCAGTGGCGCAAAGTTTTGGACCCGGTTCACTTCATTCGAGGAAATTCTGAGCGTCAGTGCGTCATCTGCTTTTTGCGGGACAGAGACGTTCATATTGTTGAAGCGTCCTATTTGGGTCAGCCAGACCTTGTCCGGGTCATTGTTTGTTGCCCCAAAGGCGAGGCGCTGTTGATAGTAAGCCACGGTTGAAGGGTAGTCGTCCGTCGCTGCAAACGGGTTTCGTGCTTGCGGAGGCGTGTCCTCAAGGTCTGGGATAATCGTCGAATCTGTGAAGGTGGTCCCGACCGCCTCACCAATAAACCCATAGAGCCCGTTCGCCGGCTTCATCTTATAGACATAATAACGATCAGGCACTGGGCCACTGGCTGGAGCGGTGAACGAGAGCGTGCTGGTTTCGTCCATGTTGGCCGCGGCGGAAGCAACCGACTCCTCGCCGGTGTCATCATAGAACGAAGTCACGACGTAGCTGTACGCGCTGCCGGTGCCGCTCAAGCCGGTCGGTGGCTGTGTTTCTGGCGCAAAGGTGATTGTTGACAGGGTCCATGACGTGTGCCCGGTCCGTCCCAGTGTTCTCGGGGCGTTGCCTCTATGAACCAAGGTCAGCACGTCGGCTGACTGGGTGTACCCGATTTCAAATAATTCTGTGTGTGCGTAAGGCGTTGCTATCTCATAAAGGCTGCTGGCCTCGCCCCCGGAGGTGTAGGTGGTATAAGCCGTGCTATCAATACCGTCCAGCTCAAACGTGTTGGCCGCTACATTGGCCACGGTGTAGCGCGGACCATTGAGCTCGGTCATGCCAGCAACGTCGCTTATGTAAATTGTATCCCCGTTTTGCAGTGAGTGCCCCGTACTAGTAACGACTGCCGGGTTCGCTTTGGTGACAGCGGTTATTGTGTTCGCGGTGTTAATTATGATTCCGCCATTACGCAAGAACCAGATATATTGATCTCCTAGAACAAGCGTATAGGTGTCGCTGTCATTGAATGCGAAAGGGATTAATCGACAAGCGTGCTCACTGTTCTTGACCTCAACGATAAACTCCAGCCCCGCTCGGTTCGATAGGCCGCCGTGAGGATGAATTATTGCGTTATAACACGTTCGGAGCCCCGTAAGGTAGCGCTCGAGGTCAGGCCTACTGTGCAAGGAGGGAGTGAGCTCACCGGCGGCAAACGAGGACTGATTCGCGGTAGGCATTATTGACCCCTCGCTTGTATACCACCTGAGTCCGCTGGTCGAGCAGGCTCCTCCGAGTTGAGGTTGTTGACGCTGGCGGTAGAAACGGCGAGCCGTGCTGCCTGCCCCATAGCGTCTTTGATTTCTGGGTTTCGTGTCAGCGGCATAGCAATACGCTCGGCTAATATATAGCTCATCGCTGTTTGAAAATCGACCGGCCAAAGAGAAACGATATCATTCTTGGCGGTGTACCTCAGAATAGCTTCTGACAGGTTCGTTAGTAAGATAATAGATTGATCAGCTGTGTTCAGGCCTAGCTCGTAAGGATAAGGGTCGTTGACCGCTCTTATGCCGTCATTGTTCTCAGTAAGAAATGGCAGCGGCACGTCGTTCGCTATCAGCATACGCGGAATAAGCATATCGACTGGCGTCGCGTATTGATAGGTCCAGCCTTGTGGCGCAGTCCCTTTCAAAGCCAAGTTGGCAGATACCCGTGCAAAGGACCAGTCTCGCAGCCTCAGCGCTGTATTTAAAGCGTTTGTCCAATGTCTATTACATTGGCCAGCCTGAGTGCTGTTCTCCGTAATATCAGAGATTGTGTTCGCGTCACCTATATGACTCAGCGCAAGATTGCAGACTTCGACTTGTGTACTCATAACGGCTCGCCTCTATAAAAAAAGGGGCCCGAAGGCCCCCGGGTGATATTCAGGCTGTTTACACCTGACAGGGTTTTTTAATCGTCAGCCTTCGGGGCCTTCGGTTTTGGCGGAGCCTTGTACAGCTCGAACCAAGAACCTTGTGGGCCTTTGAAGCTAAAGACTTCGCCAACATCGCGAAGTTTATGACCGTCGAAGCCTAATGCAATAGCAACGACTTGACCGTCGACGTGTGCTACTTTTTTAGCTTCAGCCATTCGTCTGGGCTCCCATCGTGACGCCGGCTACTATCGTGCCAGCATTCGCAGTGGTGCCAGCGACGGTGTATTTCAAGCGAGAGTATCGCTCGTCAGCACCGAGAGGCATGTGGTTGAGTGAGAATTGCTTCCCAGCTACTAGGTCAGCCAATACAACAGCCCCCGTGGTAGCGACCGTTTTGACCGAAGAGAAAGAGGCGTTGTCATCAACCTCCAGAGAGACGGTAAGGCTGGTTAAAGCCCCGAAGTCTTCTGTCACTTGGATTAAGATTTCCATCGGCACGCCCTTTCCTTGATCAGCTGCAACACTGTGGTCAATGAGGTTCGTGCTCGCCGCTGTTACGGTGACCGCTTGGTCGTCAGAGTACAAAGTTTGTTTGTCGAGTATCATAATTGCTCTCCTGATTAAGCGACTAGGGCTTCTGTGTTTACGATGGCATCGCATTCACGGATAGGTACACCCAAGAATGAAACGATTTCCTTGCCTTCAAAGTTCTGAAGGGTCAGGGTGTTGGTGGAGTCAGAGCGAGCTTTCTTATGCAACGCTGTTTTAATCTCAGTGTTGCAATAGATAACCGCTGTTCCGCCGCGTACTCTGCGTTGACGTAGCTTGTAATAAGCGCTAATCATCAAGTCAGACAGGTCGACAGAGCCGGCCGCTGCAAGTGATACGTCAATGTTTGCAATACGGCTGATATAACGCCAATCACGGACCGACATACCGATGTCCCATTTGAAATGCTCGCGCATAACTTGGTACATAGAGCCGTCAGAATTTTCCTTGGTTTGTTCGCCAAGGTCTTTGCGTGATACGCCAGCCATTGTGCCTTTCGGATACAATAGGTGACAGGTCTTAGGAGACCAGACCACGAACCAGATTGAAGTGTTATCAGAGCCAGCGCCGCCGCCGTCCACGATTTGACCACTGTTCTCAGCGCCGGTTAGTGCGTTGAAGCGTGGTGACAGACCCATGAACTGCTCAGGCGTGTTCGCAGTGTTCGAGTAGAACATTGCTGAAGCCATCTGGTTTGACATGCCCTCAATGAAAGCCTCAGCTTCTGACAATCGTAGTGCGTTGCCGTTGCCTGCCGCTAGTGCATAGAGTTTTTCGTCAAGCTCAGAGTATGCCTCGAGCCAGCCGGTGGTGTCGCTAACCTGTTTGGTCGTTGACTTACTAGGCTGTACGCCTTCGTACAATTTACGCCAAGTGCCTTGTGGCAACCCGGTGCGTATTGTCGTCAGATGCGCTGCGCCATTGTTACATTCAAGAGCCATTCCATCCTCAAGGATAGGGTTGATCTCCGCTAATATTTCCACTACTTCCGCAATCTGACCCTTGCCGTCTTGTCGACGGTAATAGTCTGCCAGTTGCAGATATGTGCTTCCTACTGTAGCCATGGTGATTCCTCCAGTTGACTAATTATATAAAATTGATTCTCGGTCTTGTTCAGAGTTGACGGTATCCCCGAGGACGAGCCCATCTTCTCCAACATTTTTACCAAGCCTATAAAAAAGACGGATAACCTCTGGATTGTTTCCTAAGCCCATACCTTGGGGATTAGTCTCAGCGTCATACGCATTTAAAATATTCTTGAGTTCATCAGAGGCAAACATATCCAGCGCCTTCTTAGCCGTTGAGAGTTTCTGGTCAAAAACCTCACCCTTCCCGCCTAGTTCTGCGTCCTTCTCTGTTGCTTCTGCCCAGCCTTGTACTTGAGCCTGATATGCGTCCATGACCCCTTGACTCTGGCCCTCTGAGACACTGACGAATAAATCCGCTAGGTCCTGAGCTGCCTCGGGTGTGAGGTCATGCTTCGTGGCGACTTCGGTGAACAGATTAAGATTCCCCTCGTCGACATTAAAAGACTCTGGAAAGTTGAGCGCTTCGGCCGTAAAGCCTGCCGCGTCCCCTTCTCCTTCTGCCTTGCTTTCAGTTGCTTCGCCTTCTGCTGTTGCTTCGGTCCCTTCAGTCGTGTCCGCTTGTGCGGTCTCGGTCTCAGTTCCTTCAGCGGCAGCGGTCTGCTCCACGTTCTCAACATCAGTGGCTGGAATACCTGAATCTGCACCTGTGCCGGTGTCAGTCTGTGTGGCTACAGCTTCGTCCATTCCAAATTACCCCTCGGGTTGATTTTCTTTTACCATTAATAGGTACTCTTTTAGGCAGTAACGATTGACCATGTTCATGTAGGTCAGACCCACGTTTCGCTGTCCTTCGTTAAAGAACGTCTTGCTGTTGCCCGTAAAGCTCGTATGGTAAATTCCACACTTGCCCAATAAGCTCCACACAAAACGTCGTCCTAAAGCTGTGCCCATTATTTCTTTAAAGTCCTTTACTTCGCCGCTTATATCATGCTTAGCCTTGAGCTCCGCCTTCTTGACGTGCTCCTCGTCTGCGCTGTTATAGGGTTCGTCTTCGTTTGTTGCGCTCATATCATTTCAGCCTGTGGTCCGCCGGGTAGCATTGCGTCCAAAGCAGAGCCGCCGCCCTCGACAGGTGTGTTACCAAGGTCTTGAGCTGCTCCAGCCATTGCCGGTGCTTGCTCCATAAGGCTCTGCATTGCAGCCTCTTGCTTGGCTTCGGCAGCCTCCTTCTCGAGCTCCTTGTCGTCGCGTAGCAGTTTCGGGTCGATGCCCTTCATGCCTGCATAAACTTCGATTGCTTTGGAGAGGTTCACCCGGCGCAATGCTTCGGGGTCCACTTGCGCGACCATCGATGCAAAATTTATCGTGTCCTCAATCCCCGCGACGCCGATAGCCTTCTGCGCCTGTGCCATGATGGATATATACTCAACCCGCAAGTCCATGTCTTGGAGCTGCTCAGGGGGAGGGGGTAGAATTTCAGCGCGTTGAGCAATGCCGAACGCACGGTCGATGAGTGGGTCGAGTAACTCATCATTAAGACGCTCAAGCACAGGACCAAGGCCCAGCAATTTCTCTTCATGCCGCTCCTCCACTTCTCTCGCGGTAATTTGACGCCGGTCACTGTTGGCCAGCATCATGAATAAATCTTCGTAGTACGTTTTACTGATACGGTCCTCAACCTTACGGATGTCCTCGAGCGCTTCCGCGACACGATATTGAACTTGGTAAGCGGGACGAAAGCCTGCGTCTTGATTGGCAGCGTCGACAAAGGTCACGCCTCCAGCCAGTGTGTTGCTCGGGCTGTTCTTTAAGGACTCAGGCCCGACCATTGGTGGGTCGACCATTTTCTCAATTGCTTTCTTCTTTTGCTTCTCGATGAATTGAAGCTCTTTGATGTCGTCAAGGCATTCCTTCCCGGGACACTTCGAGCTGTAGGTGTCGCCACCGATTGACTCCCAGCGTGGGGCGATAAGCGCTTGCTCTTCAAAGCCAGAGACTTTCAGATATTGCTCAGCGTCGGTGCCTTTCTCGTAGTAGATAGAGCGGAAAGCAAAGTCCTGTTTGATCTCTTCGTATTGCGCCGACTTACCATCACTGTTCGGCTCAATCATGTGACAGATTGTGATGCGAGAATCATATTGGCCTTTGTCATACAGGCCTTGAGTTGTCTTGGAGACTTTCTTCCCGAACTGGTCGACGGCCTGCTTAACCGTGATGTGTTGCTCCCGGTACAGGGTGTCGACGATATTTTTGTCGCTCGTGGCCAGTCGGTACTCGCCCACGGTGAATGAGTGCGCTCGCATGACTGAGTCCCAGTCTTCGAGCACTATCATGGCCGAGGTCCCGAAGGTTCCTATCTCGGCATAAGTGTTGTGCAATGCGTTGTATATGTTTGAGCGTCCGAATATTTGCAGCAATATCGTCTGGACGTCAGAGAGCCAGACTCGAACCTCCTTCTGAACATTGAGCTCCGGGTCTGGGGTAATCAGCTGGAACCATGGCCGAGCCGGGGAAGTAATGCCCGACATCATTCCAGCTGCCTGTGTTCTGGCTGCCAGTGTGGCGTGGTTGTTTATAATCTTGCTTCCTTTCTTAGCGCCTCGGTTGACGTCATCAGGCGTGAACCTTCCGCGCCAAGGCAAGATGAACTCGGAGAGCTCGCTATACTGTTGCTTATAGCGGTCATACTCGATGCCCATCCCAGCCGCTCGTGTGTCTAAGTGAGTTCGTAGTGACATAGTTTATTGCCCCAGTAGAGTCTTAACGCGACGCTTGGCCCCGCCTTTTAATAGTCCGCCCGGGCCTGTCAGTAAAATGCCTTTATTAGACGTGTTCAGTGTGCCTGAATTGCTGCTGGCTGAGCTGCTCTCATTGCTGTCTCCGCCGCGACCGTTGCTGCCACCTTGGCGCCTGCTTA